TAATCAATATGTACGTGTGCTTCTATACGAGAGCTTTTTCCACAGCGGTATTCTAAGTCTGGCCCGCCAACCTTATGTGTTGGAATGTTTTGCCTGTATGTGATGTTCTAGCAATGCCTGTTTGAGCTTGTCTGATCCGCCTACTCTAACATTAATGATTCCATTATAGTAATCATCTGTTTCAAGTACTCGCCTGTCAAATTGTTCTCGTGCCTCTATGTAGGACATTTCGCCCCTACCTTTACATAGGTATAATATTTCTCTTGTAAATTTGTCTTTGCCTAGTGTAGCAACATCTGCGTTTAGTCTGTCACTGGATCCCCAGTAAGTTCGCCAATCGCTTTCTTTGGTGCCGCGTCTTTTATTTTTTTTGCCTTTTAAGGGTGGCTTAGTGGTTTTAAATTTTGCTAGTTTCTTGCCTACGTACTTCTGATCTGTAGTGGTATTTGTGATGAGATAAACAAATCCTTCGTATTCGTCTGGTATATTATCTATCTCTTTGCCTTCATAAGTCCACTGCATCAATGTACTTATTGTTTGCCTTGTTTTTCAGCCTCTTTCTTGATACTATAGTCATCGTGTATCTCATCCATACGTTCTTTTGCAAGTTTACGTATTTCACGTAACCAACGTCTGCTGGCTGCGTGAGTCCTGTGAGACTTACGTGACTCAAATGCCTCGCTTGCCTTAAAATATTCCATGTAAGCCTGTGTTAACTTATCATGTGTGTCGTCATCTATCATTCTACAACTTCAACATCATTCTCGTAACTAGTAAATCCGTTTTCTTTTACAACTTTTAGTATGTGATTAACTCTACCTACAAGCTCGTCTTTGTGTGAGATAAGGTAAATGTTTTTCTGTCTTTCACGTGCCATCTTCTTAAGAACACTTAATGAACTTTCAACGCCAGCAGTGTCCATACCACTATCAATTAATTCATCAATAAACAACAAGTTGATATTTTGATATAAACTTTCCCAAACATCTCTAAATGCAAACGACAATCCTAAGATAAGCCTGTTACGTTCGCCTCTTGACAAGTTGTCAAAGTCTAAGTCTTGACCTAATTGTGTAATTTCAACATTTAAATCATTTTGAAATACAACTTGATGTGGAAGACCTAGTTTATCTAAGTAATAAGTTAGCCTGTTGTTAAGATACATTAGATTTTGTTCAATAATTTTCTTACGAATAAAACTATCTTTATTTGTAAGTAGTTTCAACAAAAAGTCTTGATGTTCTTTGTACGATGTAAGATCATTAACTGCTCCCCAATTAATTTCTTGTATAGCACTATTGTTTAGTTCGTCAATCTGTGCTTGGTATGGGTCTTGTTCGTCTTTCTTAGACTCCCAAGCAGTAGTTAAACTATCAACATTTTGTCTATGCTCGTATGCTTCTTTAGCAGTTTCATAAAATGTATTAGGCTTTCCGTTAATATCACCAATTTCTTTAAGTGCTTTTAGTACCTCTTCTAGTTTACCAGCAACTTCGGTTTGATATGCAGTTGCATCTTCAAGTTCTTTTTGTTTTTTAGTTTCAATTTCTTTTTTCTTATCTGCATGAAGTTCTTGACCACAAGTGTAACATGTTGCTCCGTCTAAATCTGTAATATCTTTTTGAGCTTTATCAACACTGTTAGTAGCACGTAGCAATGCTGAATCAAGTGTACTTTTTTCTTTGTTAAGAGCTGTAATCGCTTTATTATGCTCATTCCAATTTGCAAGTTTTTCATGTGAATCAAGTTCACTTTCGATATCTAAGTGTTCTAATTCGTCGATTGCTTCACGTAGTTTTACTATATCAGTTGTACGTTTAGATAACCAAGCCTTTTGATTACTCTGCAAACTACTAATAGTTGTTTCAATCTTACTGTTAGCAGATTGAATTGCTTCAATCTTTAACGTTTCTTGTGTAATTGAATCTTTAGTCTGCTTAACTTGTTCTTTTAAATTATCAGCCTTTTCAGAAAGTATAGTAATACCTAATAATTGCTCAATAATAGCACGTTGATCGTTAGTACGCATTGCAAGGAACGGTTCTGAATATGTATTCAATGCAACAATATGCTTAAACATATCATGCGACATGCCTAGCAAAGTATTTAGGTATTCTTGTGTTTTTCTACTGTCACCTTGTGACTCATCTTCAACCTGTTCTTCATTATTAATAAAAAACTTAAAGAATGTAGGAGAACGACCTCGTTCAATTCGATATTGATTACCATCTTTTTCAAAATCAAGACTAACTACCATACCTTTTGAATTAGTTTTATTAATTAAGTTATTGCGTTTGATATTTGTAAGTGCTGTACCGTATAGTGCATAGGATAATGCGTTAATAATAGTAGTCTTACCAGTACCATTACGTGATCCGCTATCATCGCCTCCTTGATCTAGATTCTCACCAAGTACTAAGGTTAGTTTTTCTTTGTTAAAGTCTACGGCCTGGGTTTGATTGCCCACACTCATGAAGTTTTTTACGGTTAAATCTTTAATACGTATCATAAGTCAGTATATATGTCCAATAGCATTTTTTTATTAAAGTTATCACTATCAATTGCTGTAATTTCTTTAGATACTATTTCGTCAACACTTTCAAATGCTGTAATATCTAAGTCTGTAGTAATTTCTTCGATTTGTTTTTGTGGTATTAGTGTAATTTCGCGGCAGTTGTGTTGACTAATATAAGTTTCTTTAATAAACTGTGCTTCTTCGTAACTAATCGGCACATCAATAGTAACACGTAAGTACATCTTAGGCTTAATAACATCTGAATTTGGATCTAATAACTTACTAAGTGTAGTTGTTCGATATTTAGGACAGTTCCACCAGTTAATATATTCAGGTTCTTTGTTATTTTCACGATCAAGTATCATCATACCACGTTCGTCATCCCATGCATCCGCATAGTTGTGAGGAAATGCATTACCAATATAATGTATCTTGCCTTGTACTTGACGTTTGTGGAAATGTCCACTAAAAACGTATTCTTGATGCTTAAAGTGTTGCGGCCGCAAGTCTCCATGATCAGGCATTTGTACCATAGCATTCATATAAAAGCTAGGTAACTCAAAATGACCAAACATATACTTAGATTTTACTTTTTCTATCTTTTTCCATTCGTCGCCAACTAACCAAGGCACTAGTGTAACATCATCTTCAGTATACATTTCATCAACAAATGTAATACCATCGATATGTTTACCGAATATAGTAGAACTTACATCACGTTTGTCTTTATAATACAGATCGTGATTGCCTACAAACATATAAAACTTATCAAATGCTTTACCTAGTTTTTCTAAACTACGAATAGTTGCATCCATAGTAGTTAGATTAAGACTGTTTCTATTATGATGCCAATCTCCGCAGAAGATGCCGGTCTCACAACCGTTCTTTTGTGCTTGTTCGATGTACCAGTCTACAAATTCTTCACAATCATTGTTGTGAACTTTACTATTACCTTTTAATCCAAAGTGGATGTCAGTAAAGACGGCTGCTTTCTTAAACAAAATGAATTCTCCATACTATTAACAATATATTACTATCTTTTTAGTCTAATGTCAAGTTTTTTTGGTGGCTTTGTTTGCTATATCATGCTCTCGCTTCATAGCAGCTTCCCATTCAGCATTATGTTGTCTAGTATAACTTGGATTCATGTCGTTCATTTCTAAAATATCATCTCTGATATTTTGATTACGTTTTTCTAAATTAATGACACGTACAAAACTGTTAGTAACTGCGGCTGTGTAGTATGCAAAAGGATTATTAGACTTACTTTCGTCAAACTGCAATCCAATTTGTGCTAACTGTAATATTGCTTGCCCACGCATTTCGTCATTGTAAGTGTATCCACGTACATTACCTCTAGTTGCGTATCGTTCACACAGTTTTATCCACATACGAGCAAGTTCATTTGTTGCTTTAGCGTGTTTCATACTAAAGTGGCCGTTTTCCATGCCGCCTTCCCAATGGCTTTTACCAATTAACACTAATTCGCCTTCGTCGTTAAACTTGTAATGCTGAAATGGAGGAAAATTTAGTTTAACTTTAGTGTCTGCTATTGTTTTAGGGTTCTTTTTACGTCCCGGCTCTTCTGGAATATGATCAAATGTCATAATACGGAAAATCAGTTCTTCTTTTGTAATCTTTCTATAATCTACTTCGCATTCTGCTTGTTTTACTTTTTCCCCAGCTAATTTTCTAGCCTCAAAGTCTGCCAATGTTAATCTTTTTGCTTTATTTCGCTTCGCTTCTGCAATAGTTCGTATATTA